GATAACCAATGGCGACTATTACTTACACAGTCACCGTCGCAACGGGACAAAATGCATTCAGTGCGGGTGCCAATAAATTTTTTATTAATGGCACCGTAAGTCCTGTATTGGAACTACAAGAAGGTAACACTTACATTTTCAATCAAGTAGATACTAGCAATGTTGGTAATGTTTTAGCTTTTTCATCTACCAAAGATGGAACTAATACTGCAGGTGGAGTAGCCTATACTAATGGTGTAACCACTGCAGGAGTCGCAGGACAAGCGGGAGCAAGCACTACTATCATCGTCGCTCCGGTGGCCACGACCGGCGCTCCGGTATTATTTTACTACTCAGCTACTACCGCAGGCATGGGTAACACTTCTACGATTACTCCTCCTACTTCCGAGACTACTTCTTTTAATCCTACCGTGGATGATATCATTGAGGAAGCTTTTGAAAGAACTAATATCAGAGGAACGCGGACCGGGTATCAATTACGATCGGCAAGAAGATCGTTAAATATTTTATTTCAAGAATGGCAAAATAGAGGCATTCATTTATGGAAAGTAAAACTAGCTAAAATTCCTTTAGTACTTGGCCAGGCTGAGTATAGTTTTGCAAGTGATAGTATTAATTTTCCTAACGATGTCAGTGACACCTTAGAAGCTTTTATTAGAAACAATTCTACTCCTACAGCACCTGTAGATATTGATTTATCTCAAATTGGTAGATCCGCTTATAATGCGACCCCTAATAAATTAGCACAAGGAACTCCGTCTCAATATTATGTAGATAGAAAAATTAGTCCTAGTATTTATTTATATGCAACTCCTAGTTCTAGTTTTTCAAGTGCAACCACTCCTTCTGATTATCAATTTTGTTTTTATTACATGGCTAAAATTCAAGATGTAGGTTCTTATACCAATACAGCAGATGTAGTGAATCGTTTTTATCCATGTATGATGTCAGGACTTGCTTATTATTTAAGTATGAAAGTGTCTCCAGAGATGACTCAAAATTTAAAATTAATTTACGAAGATGAATTATTAAGAGCATTGCAAGCAGACAACGAAGGTACTTCTACTTTTATTTCTCCTAATACTTTTTTTGGTGATGGAGTAATGTCTTAATGTCTACTTTTGCAACAGGAAAACAAGCCTACGCTATTTCAGATAGATCAGGAATGAGATTTCCTTACACAGAAATGGTGAGAGAGTGGAATGGTTTTTTAGTTCATTATTCTGAGTATGAAGCAAAACAACCACAGCTAGATCCTAAACCAGTAGGAAGTGATGCACAAGCATTACGTAATCCAAGAGTTCAAAGAGACAGCACTCCTCAATTAATTTTATTAGGTAATAATCCTTTTGAAATTATTATTTCAGGTGGCAATACATTTGTAAATGTATATTCTTTAGACCATCAAAGAAAAGCTGGAAGTGTAGTTAGATTTAGAGGAACTCCTATTGTAACGGGACCAGGAACAGGTGGGGCAGATGCTACTAACTTACAATCCTTTGCAGCTATTCCAAATATCTCTGGAGTAACAGATATAGATTCAGTAACAGGTTTTACCATTCAATTAGGACAAATTGATGCCAGCGGAAATGTAACTGGAAATACCACTAACGATGTGTTAACTAATCCTATTAATTATTTTTATTTTCAAAGCGGAGATAATGCTACTGCCTCAGGAATTAAAGGTGGTGAACAAAATAATTCAGCAGGACCTGTTGATTTAGGGGCTTTATAATATGGCATATACTTTATTAAATTTACAAACCGATATTAGAGGATATACCGAAGTAGATAACAATCCGAGTATTACTCCTATTGTTTTTACAGATACCGTTTTAAATACTATTATTGTTAATGCAGAAAATAAAATTTATAGAGAAGTAGATTCTGATCAAGATCGTTTTTATGCGACTTCCGATTTAATTATTAACAACAGATATGTAACCATTCCTAGTGATTTAAGAATTATTAGATATGTCCAGCTTACTAATTCAAATGGAGAACAATTTTACTTAGAGCAAAGAGATACTTCATTTATGGCCGAATACTATAACACTCCTGGCTCCTCTTCTGTTAGTATACCTAAATATTATGCTAATTGGGATGAAGAATACTGGGTAGTAGCACCCACACCTGACAAAACTTACAAAATTACATTAGGATATAATAAAGAACCAGGTAGTATTACCAGTACTACGGAGCCTACCGCAGGTAATCCTTATAGTACTACAGGTACTTATTTGTCTAATAAATACCAAGATTTACTTTTATATGCTTGTCTAGTTAATGCATTTGCGTACTTGAAAGGTCCGCAGGATATGTTACAATACTACTCACAAGCTTATGAAAAAGCATTGTTATCGTACGCGATCGAACAACAAGGTCGTAGACGCAGAGACGAATATGGTGATGGAGTTATTCGTACCGTTTTGGAATCTAAAAACCCATCAAGTAATAAATAATTAAGGAGAAAATAAAAAATGGCAAACGTAGTACCTTATGCATTCCCGGTAGAATTACTTACAGGAACACATAATTTTTCCAATGGTGGAAATACTTTTAAATTAGCTTTGTATACGGCAAGTCCATATACAACTGCCAGCACTGCATATGTAACTACTAGTGAAGTTAGTTCAGCAGGTGGAAGTCAATATGGAGCAGGTGGAAACACTTTAACAGGACAACAACTTACTAACATTAATAATGTAGCAACAGTTGATTTTGCACAAACAGTATGGGGAACTCCTACAGCAGCAACATTCACAGCAGCTTTTGGAGCAATCTATAATGACACTCAAGCAGATAAGTTAGTAGTAGTCTTAGATTTTGGTGGAGATAAGTCATGTTCTAATGGAACATTCACTATCACTTTTCCAGATCCAACTACAGGAACACCAGCTGGAACAGATGCAATTTTAAGTATAACTTCGTAACAAGGAAAAATTAAATGGCGTTGGTTATAAATGACAGAGTAAAAGTTACTAGTACGACCACTGGGACAGGTGCAGTTGCACTTGGCGCAGCTCAAACTGGCTTTGAATCATTTGCAGATGGAATAGGAAATAATAATACAACTTATTATACTATTTTTAATCAAGGCACAGCGGAATTTGAAGTTGGACTTGGAACATTAGATGGTACGAGTGCAAACTTAACTAGAACTACAGTTATCTCCAGTTCTAATTCAGACAACGCAGTTAATTTCTCTGCAGGAAATAAAGATGTATTTTGTACATTGCCAGCAAGTAAAGCAGTGTATTTAGATTCAGACGGAAACACAGTAAATGCCGCAGGCGCGGGCTTTGCTGTAGCAATGGCAATCGCGTTATAAATAAAAGGAAAATAATATGGCACAAAATTTTGCATCAAGTACAAGTCAACTAGGAACCGGAACTACAGCTCTATATACTAATACTAGTTCTAGTCCCGTTTCAGCAGATGCTATTATCGGCATTAGAGTTGCAAACATTTTAACAACTGCAATTACTATTTCAGTTTGGATTGCTCCTACTGGATCAGGAACTGTTTACATTGCAAAAGATTTAAGTGTACCGCCAAACGCTTCAGTAGAGTTAGTTCAAGGTGGTGCTAAGTTTGTATTAAATGATACAGATGTATTGAACGCAAGTTCAAGTAATGCTACATCAGCGGATGTAGTAGTAAGTGTGGTTAAAGCAATAAGTACAGCAAGTTAGGATTTTATAAATGAGTGATTTCTACAATGAAGTATACATCGGTAATAAACCTGGTTCAGAACAAATCTATACTCATGCTCAAACTATTAACAATAAAGATATTATAATTGAATCAGCGGTCCTCGCTGGTCCAGTCACATTCCCTAACACTATCACAGTAACAGGAACGTTGGTAATTGTATAATGAGCGCAGTAGAAGTAAATAAAGTAAACCCTTCTTCAGGAACAGACCTACAACTAGGTGATTCAGGAGACACGATTACTATTCCAGCAGGAGCTACCTTTGATTCTAGTGCAGCAACAACTACCTTACCAGATAATTCAGTAACCAACGATCAACTAGTCAACGACAGCATTACCATTGATGGTACTGCAATTGCTTTAGGAGGTACTGTAAGTACTGGAACAGCTTGGCAATCAGTAACAACAGGAACAACTTTAACTGCAGTAGCAGGTAGAGGATATTGGATTAATACAACTTCAAATGCTTGTACTATTACATTACCAGCGTCAGCTTCCGTAGGCGATACCATTATATTTGCAGACTATGCTAGAACATGGGGAACTAACGCAGTTACTATAAATCAAAATTCTTTAAACTTTCAAGGTGCTACAACACCAAATCCTATTTATAATACAGACGGACAATCAGTTACCATAACTTATTCAGGTGCAACACAAGGTTGGATTCCAACAGTTGATGATGCAGTTACTTACGAAACACCCCCGCCTTATTCAGCAGACTTTTTAGTAGTTGCTGGTGGTGGTGGTAGTGGTGCTGGTGGTAATTCCGAAGGTGCTGGTGGAGGTGGTGCTGGAGGTTTTAGAACATCAACACAATCATTAAATGTTGGAACAGTAATTACAGTAACAGTAGGTGATGGTGGCTCTGCTGGAACATATAGTCCAAGTGCTGCAGCTACAAGTGGTTCAAATTCTTCAATATCAGGTTCAGGTTTAACAACTATTACTTCTGCTGGTGGTGGTGGAAGTACAAGAGCGAACCAAGGGACAGGATTGTCAGGTGGTTCAGGCGGTGGTAATGGCTGTTATGAAACTGGTGCTGGTGGAGCAGGTAACACACCTAGCACTTCTCCAAGTCAAGGTAATAATGGTGGTAGTGGAGGCTCAGGTGCTCCTTCTTATACAGGAGGAGGTGGAGGTGGTGCAAGTGCTATAGGAGCAAATGGAACTACATCAGGTGCTGCTGGTAATGGAGGTAATGGTTCTGCTTCTTCAATAACAGGAACTTCAGTTACTTATGCTGGTGGTGGAGGTGGTGGATGTCACCCTGGTGGAACTGCTGCTGGAACTGGAGGAACAGGTGGTGGTGGCAATGGTGGTAATAATACACAAGGTACTGCTGGAACAATTAATACTGGTGGTGGTGCTGGAGGCAGTGCAAGTAATTCGAATGGAGTAGGTGGTGGAAAAGGAGTTGTTATATTAAGTGTACCAACTGCAAATTATTCAGGAACAGTTACAGGTTCTCCAACAGAAGCTACATCTGGTGCAAACAAAATTTTAACATTTACAGGTTCGGGGAGCTACACAGCATAATGGCTACATTCGCAAAATTAGGTTTAAACAACAAAGTAATAGAAGTTCTCTCAGTTCATAATAATGAACTATTAGATTCTAACGGAGTAGAACAAGAAGTTAATGGAATAGATTTTCTAACTAAACTTACTGGCTACCCTGTTTGGAAACAAACTTCTTACAATAACAATATTAGAAAAAATCATGCAGGAATAGGTTATACTTATGATGAAGACAGAGATGCTTTCATAGCACCTAAACCTTTTGCATCTTGGATATTAAACGAAGAAACTTGTCAGTGGGAAGCACCAGTTGCTTATCCTGATGATGATAATAGATATACTTGGAATGAATCAAATCAAACTTGGGATTTAGTAGAATAATATGAGCACAATTAAAGCAAATAATTTAAACACGTACACAGGATCTACTCTTACTGTAGATGCAGCTACGCTATCCGCGAACACGATCAACGCAACCGCGGTCAACGTAAATGGAGTACCGGTAGCCGCTCCGCTAATCCCTACGATTGGTAGTATTAGCCCTAATACCATTCCTAACACCTCTACT